TTAATACTTGCGTGCCATTGATATAAAAAGCTTTACCATTGGCAAGCCCAAGATGCTCACTGCTGGTCCAAGCCCCAGTGGCATTCACCCAGTTAAACGTTTTATCAGTGGTGCCCTTTAATGTGAGGCCACCACCATCAGCAGTAGTATCACTAGGGCTCGCAACACTACCAAGCTCAATATTTTTGTCATCTACGGTAACAACAGTGCTGTTTACAGTGGTTGTCGTTCCATTAACCGTAAGATTTCCACCAACAACAACGCTGCCAGTGGTATTAAAACTATCAATGGTGGCACCGCTCATTGTTAGCGTGCCAGTAAAAGTCTTGTTACCGCTAATTATTTGCGTACCAGTAAGGCTTACAAAAGCACCGTCGCCACCGATTGCAACAATTTGCGTTGCAGAGCCGCCGCCACCACCAGTGCCATAGCCATAATATAAAACGCCATTTCCAGCATCACTTTCGTTATAAGCAAGTTCAGCATTGGCTAAACTTGCAGGGGCGCCAGTGCTGCCTCCAGATGCTCTTCGTTTAATGCGAATAGTATTAGCCACTAAAAATTACCCCCATCGGTAATTGAAGAAATAATCCATGTTGCATCTGCTTTAAAAGATGCCGTGGCAAGATCATAATACACCACGCTTTTGTCTACTTTAGCAGCATCATCCACTGCGATGCCACTTCCTGCAGTACCCTGTTCGCCTCGTGGGCCTTGTGGTCCTTGCGCAACAATGGTAGTAATGGTACTTGTTGCAGATTGAACCACAACAGTATTTTCTTCTTCTTGGATGACAACTTGATTGATCAATGGTGAGCCAATGATTACTTCAGACATTTATTTCACCTCCCAGTGAGACCAAGATCAATAAAAGCATTGCCTTGCAAAAGGTAGTATTTATCACCACCAGGCTCCGTTACTAGTACGTCATATTGGCCCTGCTCTGTAATGCCACTCGTCACACTACTAGCTAGGCGAAGTTTAAATGTACCACTTGCTTGCGTGATCCAAGAAACATCAAGGTTGCTAATCTTAACAGTACCTAGCCTGTTCCATAACTGAGCGGCTACTGTATAACCGCTCATGTTTACGGGAGTGCCAGTGGAATCTTTGTATTGCAGGCTAAGCTCAAGCGTGGCACCCTGATAAATAGTAATGTCGTATTTTCCTGGTGTTACCATGGCCAGCCTTTTTCTTTTATTGTAGGCGAATTATGTAATCTCTACCCAGCCAATCATGCCTAAGGCCTTGGCACTGCCGGAACTGTCAACAGTCAAGACGAGAGTATCGCTTTCGCCGGAAGCATTTTGCCCTAAAGCGAGACGGATGGCCACTGCAATGTCGTAATTATTTGCACTACCTTGGCTAACAAAACCCGCGTCAACTATAGTGCCGCCTGTAGCAGTGCCGCTAGTTGTCACTTCTACATTGCCCCTTTGATTGTTCGCAGCACTCCACACCACTCCACTAAGTGTTGGATTTAAGCGCAGCCGCCACAACACAACATCGCTAGAGGATGTGGCAGTGGAGATTCTCACGGGAAGAATGACATTACCAGTGCGGCCACTGGCCATGCGAATGCCAGCAGTGATGCGCTCGCCAGATGTGTTCGCGACAGTGGTCAGATCATGGCTAACTGAATACACTGCACCATCTGGCTCATATCCACCTTCACTCAGTACACTGCTGCAAATCTGCTTCATGGTGCGTCCCGAAGCTTGGGCAGAAGCATTATGAATGCGATAGGACAATGGCAAAATAGCCGTTGTCATATATGCACTAGTCAATGCATTGTAATGATCGAATTCGTGACAATAAATAATCTCACCATCAACAACAAAACCAGTCCTCACTCGCCCCACGCCAAGCCATTCAAGATCGGCAGTAAAAATCTGAGCTTTAGAGATGTCTAGCGAATCAAGAGTGTTGATATTCCATGCTGATTGATTAACAACGTTTTCAACAACAGCGCCAGACGTAAAGCTTCTAATGACCATTTGCAGCGTAGTACCACTTGCCCTAAACATCACGCCATTCTGATCATCAAAGAAGCCCACTTCTTGAATGAGACCAGCCGTTGGAGTGGCGCCAGCAAAGCTTTGCATGATCATCATGCTCTTTCCTGGTTGGTACGGGAAGTATTGCTTAGTTCTACGCAGCACCGTATCGCCAGATGCAGTGGTAGTCGTTAAAGCGGTGCTGCTTTCATTTGTTAAATATGTGACCACGCCTCCATTAGAAAGGCGATCAAACCATTGATCAGGACGCTTGTTGTAGCGCATTGTGCTATCAAACAGCGTATAGGGAGCACTTGTGCGAGCACGACCAAATGCATCCACGGCTCCGCTATCTGGACCAGTTTTTAAAATTTGCCCGCGATAATCTGCTTCAATATGAGTTTCAAACTGCTCGCCACCTGCAATGATTTGGCCCATAATCAATGATGCTTTCTTTCCATTGTACTGCTATTAAAAAGGGGCCTTTCGGCCCCTGTTCATTTTCCTTGTCCGCGCAGTAGTTTTCTGCCGTGGCTTGGTTTAGAACGTTTTCCCTGACCTTGCCTTGTGAGCTTTGGCGGCCCTGGTTCATGCTGGCGCTTATGAGCACTGGATGCGCCTTTTGTTTTGCTAGCCATTGTGATTTAATAACAGAAAATAGTATAAGCCTTAGAACAGCATTAACATGCTTCCAGTGCTGGCCGTTGGAGAGGCTGTAAAGTAAACATTGCTATTGTTACCACCGTCGGTAGAATTGGCGCCTACGTAAAACTTGTTGCCATTTAGTTCTCCGATATCCTTGACACTAAGATAGTTAATGCTGTCAGTAATGTTGGTCAAAGTAAAGGTGCGGCGTGTGCCAGCAGCGCCGCTATTAACAGTCACTACATTGCCACTGGTACCAGCAGTGGTCCAAGTGCCAATGGTTCCTTGATTGGCGGAGAAGCTTATTGTATGAGCCACGGTTTTTGTGGAGGCTAATTCTGTAAACGAGTTGGCGCCACTAATCGAAGTTGTTGATGTGCCAGTTGCACCCCCAATTGTGAGCTTGTTAAAAGCCAACCCTCCTCCAACAAAAAAACGAGACGCGGTAGAAGTGCCCGATAGCAAAATATTTGCAGTGTCTTTGTTAAAAGTTAAACCAGTAGTTGCTATGGTCCAGGGAGATGTGCCAGAAAGAGTCCACAAACCGCTCCCCATGGTTATTGTGCGCGTATTGCTATTGCTACTAGAAAGTGCGAGTGCAGCGAAGTTATAGTTATTCGCATTCAAAGTTCCGCGTGTGAGCAGAACAGTGCCTTCGCTTGAAAATGCGTCGCCTAATCTTACTGTTCCACTGGGTGCATCTACGGTTACAGGAAAAGATATTGTTTTTCCTGCACTCGTAAAATCTACAGTGCTTCTTGGGGAAAAAACTTGAGCATTGCTGCCACTGATAGTTACGCCACTTCCTAAAATAAATGAGCCATAAAAAGATACATAAGAACTAAAATTTAATGTGATTGCATTGGTTCTACTGGTGCAATTTAAAGTGCCAATATTCCAGCCCCAATCAATTTGAAAAGTGCTTGAAGGGGTGGCACTATTGTCAAAAATGGCAGTATCTTGAGCTAACGGAAAGTTATTATTTGATCCAGCGCCTCCAGAGGAAGTGGCCCAGCTAGAGCTACCCTGCCAGCTAGTGCTAGTTCCCACTCGATAAACAGTTTTCGCCGCAGGAAAAGTAATTCCACTATTACCTCCGCAATCTCCAGCACGAGTTGGAGATGCTCCCGCTGCAGCACCAGCTAGTGTAATATCCCTGAAATCACAATCACTTGCTGAAATTGCAGCCGCTGTTATTGTACGTGTTTCCCCAAGAATGTCGGACATAACAAGACTTCTACTAAATGGTCCACTGCTGCCACTTGTTGCTGTGAATGTTCCATTAATTGTTAAGTCACCAGATAGCCTTAGGAATGCTGCGCCAGTGCTTGCAGCAGTTAAGACTAAATTATTAAATGTCGATGTTCCCGCTCCTGTTATGCGCCTAACATTAACACCGCCAAAATCATTTGCGGCGGTGCTAGTAAATGATACGTTATAAAGTGTCTTGCTTCCAGTATTGGCAAGGACACCACTTGAGCTTGTTAAATTTATTTGAGAAGTGCCAGCATTAATAGTGCCGGCACCGCAATCAAAAGTTCCGCTAAGGCTAATGGTAGACGATCCAAGATTAATAGTTGTAGCGTTGAGAAGGCTAAATGATATGTTGTTGCCCGAAAAAGAATAGTTGTCTGTGGTAAAAGTACCCCTAGTAACAGAAAAGTTGCTGCTTGTGGTATAGGCA